AGGAATTAACAAAAGAAGAAATCACTATTAAGAAGCAATATCAAGATGCGTATATTTCGAAAGAAGAAACTAAAACAGATAAGCTACGAGAAGTTCATGTTGATGACAAACGAACTGGGAAGCGAACCTAGTGAGGAAGATTCAATTTTTGCAATATTAAAAACATTTTACTCAGAAGATAAAAGACAATGGACTGAATGTATCACGGAATTCAATGCGCTTATAGCAGAAAAACATCCAAGTAACATTGTCTTAAATCTGAGTTTTGAAGATAAGCCAGCGAATTATTTTATAACTGCTGATACTTATGTGATGCTATCGGATTTAGTTGCTTTATATAATCACTTGACTAATAGCAATAAAAAAGATATTTCCGTATCTTTGGCGAAGTGGGTTAAAAACGAGTTCTTGCAAAGTGTTGAATATTTCAAAGAAAAATACGAATGGATTTATAACCCGCCTATATTACCCGGAGTAAATAAACATTCTATAGGAAGGCAGTTGCGCACAGAGTTTCAGCAACATTACGGAGCTTATGCAGAGATTACTTATTTATTAAGCAAAGGTGATGCAATGAAATTCGACGAAGTTAACGAAATGCCTTTAAAAAACTATTTAGCATTAGGAGAATATTTATTAAGAAAAAGAGCCGTTGAAGGCGTTGAGTAATTATGAACGAACTACAAAAAGTACGCAACTACATTATAGCAAAGTTTCAATCTGATGCTTTGGTTAATACTTTGACTACACTTTCAAACGACCTTGTTGATACTAATAAAGAAACTATTTACCCAGTTGTTAATGTTGATTATAGAAGCGCACCTATTCAAGAGGATATAGTTTCATTTTCATATCACATTAAAGCATTAGATCAAAACGATGTTTACATACACACAACTGATAGCAAACTACAAGAAGATACAAACCAAGCCGATATTTGGAACGAAACATTTAATATTTGCCAAACTTTTATAAATTCATTTCGTCAATATAATAGTGATAATATTGAAATGTTTTCTGTATCGGATGTTACACCAATTAAAAATCAACAACTTAACGGATTGTCTGGACACGAATTTGATATTGTATTGTCAATTAATAACGAGGGTTCATCATGCCCGTAACAGCAGAAGATAGCGCATTAGCTGAGCGAGTAGTTCAAAAATCTAAAGACGAGGCGAATGTCGATACAGGTCGTTTGAAGCGTTCTATTAATAAAAAAATTCAAAGAGGCGTTATAGTGTTTCGCGAATATTATTACGGTGAATACGGTGACAATTCAACACTTGAGGAGAATGCTAAAAAGATGATGGGTGATATTCCTTATAAGATTGAAAGGTTAGATGAAAGTGGTGATATTGTAGAGGGAGTGAATAAGGCTACAAGTGGAAGAGTATTGCGATACGAACGACAAAAGAAGCGTGAAAAGAAACAAGAGCAAGATATTAGAGCATTGTTAATTAAAAGGCGTGAAGAAAATGCAAAAAAAGAAAACAGCGACGAAGATAATTGAGGAAGAATTAACTATCTTAGGTGATTTAGTTTATGATGAAGCTAGATTAAACGTTAGGGTTTCTAAAGATACGTTTGACGCAGAAGGAAACCAAATAAATGAGGGAGGTTCTTTGAGAGATTCAATACTGCCATACGCTAAAGGAAAACGATTAACTATGTCTCAGTTAGATTATGGAAGGTGGCAAAAGCCTAAAGAATTAGGTTCAGTTAAATGGTCGCCTCCTGTAGATAGAAATTCCCCTAATTGGGACAATCCAATGATTACGGCAATAAGAAAGCATTTGCCAGAATCAATAAACGTAATAGCAAAAGATTTAATTAAAAATATAGTTTCAAAATGACAATAACCGACCTTTCACAAGTAGCCTTTTGCAATTCTCCTGTAGTTGTTCGGGTTGATTTACTTACTGATTTCCCTGATTATGTAGCACCAGAAATTAATACACGTGTTAGATTGCAGTTAGTTACATTTGATATTGATGATTCATTGGCAGAAACTAATGTGCACACTTACGTATTAGATAAAGCGAGAGTTTCAAATGAAGATAAGTACGTTTCTTTTGAGATACAAGACTATCTAAAAAATGATTTGGTAAGAAAGGATAATTTAAACAATGTTGATTTCCCTGTATTATTATATCACAATACTAGCTTACCATACGTTCAAGGAGTGTGTTTATTTTATCGTTATTCGTATTATGCTTATGATGAAACTACAAGTGTACCGGCAATTACAATCGATAACAAAGTTTCTACATTAGGTTATAGATGGAGAAACGAACAAAATCCTTTTTACGGTTCGTTTGTTGGTAATGCAAACGGTTTTAATATATCTCAAACACCTATTAAAAAATATGCGGAATACATACCATACTACACCGCCCAATCATTCGCTTTTGGAATTAATCGTACTAGCAATAATTTTGTATCTACTACTCAAGTAATACCGACAAAAACGGAATGCGTTAAAGAACCTTTATTGCTTATTTATTTAGACCGCAACGGATTGTTTCAACAATTAACTACTACAGGCAAAATAGTAATTAATGACGAAGTAAAAAGGCAAGAATCACAAAAGGCATTCCGTGACAGTTCAATTATTAATACTGAAAGCACTCATTTCAAAAACACATCTATTGAAGAAGTGTTTCAAACATACACAGTTAACACAGGCGTAATGGATGAAAGTATGAATGCGTTAATTGAAGAGCTTATTTATTCGCCAAAAATATATTTAGTTCGTTTCTACGGTGACAGATGGACAGTTGCTCAACAAGGACTAACAGTTGATAATGATATTGTGACTATCGATAATGAAACTATTACAGTAGATAGCGATACAGTTACCGTTGATGACATAGGTTATTATTCAACTTACTTACAAGTTCCGGTAACTTGTATTGATTCCGATTTTGTAAAGAAAACGACTATTAATGATAAGCGTGACATTTCATACACATTGAAATTTAAAGAAACTGCATCAAAAATAAAAAATCAATAGTATGGAGTTATACATTGAAAAGGAAACCGCTGGAGTTTATGGATTAGTAGATACTTTTATTGACGAAACGGTATCTTTAAACACTAAAACTACATACACACAAGATATTACGGCAGTATTTAAAGGATTTACTAATGATTTTTCTACCAATGCAACCCCAAACAACATAAAATTGTATGGTTATTTTGGCTATACAGAACAAAATGCACCTACAAACATAAAGAAAAGAGCAAAATTATACCTTGAAGGACAATTATTTAAAGAGGGAATTATAACTATTAAAGGCGCAAGCTGGATAAATGGTAAGCCTTCACTATTTGAGCAGGAGTTTTCAGATGGACAAAAGAATTTAACTGAAATTTTAGGAGAAGATACGCTCGATATGTTAACTGGAGGGGATATTACGTGGACTACAAAGACTATTCAAAACGGATTACAAGCTATTCAAACAGGAACAGAGGGTATTCGCTGGTTTATTCCTTTAGTTTCTACTCAAAGAATATTTTCATTATCAAATTCAGCAGAAGTTCCAGCGACAGACAATATAAATTATAATGTTTCAAAGCCAATAACAAGCGAAAACGTTTTACTACCTGCCGAAATTAGACCCGCAATGTTTATGTCTGAGATACTAGGAGCTATAAACAAAAAGTACGATATAAAAATAGACCCTACGCCATACACAGGAACAATAACACAGCTAACTGATTTATGTACTATGTGTATTTCTGCTGATGTATCGATAAAAGAAGTTAAAGCTAGAGTAGCAAAAATAATTTGGGAATACGACACATTTAGAGAAGAGCGATTCGATATTATACCAAAGCCTTTAATCAATGCTTTTGAATTAAATTACTTAGGTTACGGTGGTGGTAGCTCACACGTTGCTTCATTTGATATGATTATCAGATTAAATAAAAAACCTTTCGTTCCTGCAATATCTAGCTATATAAATAATATAGAAGTTTGGGAAGTTTTCGCTAATGGAGAAAAGAAACAAAAATTAAGCTATACGGTTGTTGAAGGTGCTGAGGTTAAAAATACTTTATTGAAAATAAGAATAGGCTTAGATGTATTCACGCCTGATGGAGCAAGTGCACCTAGTACTTTAGTAAAGCCTTTAATTTCTGTTTTTGTTTCTGCTGAAAGTTTGTCTGAATGGAAAATGACAAGCTATGAATTTAACTGGACTTTTGGAGATTGGAGAAAAGGAATAAGAGACAATGTACAACCGCTATCTTCCCCTACAACTGTAAATTTATTTAAGTCTTTGCCGAAGATGAAAACAATTGACTTTGTAAAATCTATTTATACAATGTTTGCGTATAAGAAATTCAAAGATGAAGTGCTAAATGATTTTTACTATAAACAAAAAACAATATTTGAAATTCCTCACAAAGGAATAAGAGGTGAGAATGACTTGACGCCTTACGCTGATTTATCAAAACTTACAAAGAAAACGAATACTAAGTATGACGGTTATGATTTAAAGCACGCTACAAGTGAGTATCAACAGAATGTTTTGTTTTCGACTAATAACGATATGGAGTGGGGGCAATTGAAATATCCATTAACAGGTAAGCCGAAAACAGAATTTAAGATTGAAACTAAATTTACAGCTCCTGTTTTTAGTCCTATACTTACTGATGCGGATAATCAGGTTTTAACTTTTTATCCGTTTGGATCAGATGCTCAATTAAATGAAAGCGAAACCAGATTTGTTTACGATACAAATACAAAAGAGTTTCCTATATTTTATTACAATGAATTAACAAACGTTTCAACGCCTTACGGATTTGTTGATACTGATTTAAAAGCATTAGTTCAAATAGGCGTTTATCATAGAATAAGCCACAAAAGCAATAGAATATTCACAGGTACATCAAATTACATTTCGTCTTTGTTCAATATTGTTACTGGCGATTTTATAGACCAAAATACATTATACGTTCAAGGGTATAAAGAATTTATTGAAGATACGTTATCGGGTAAAAAATTAATTCATACAATAGATTTACAATTGCCAAATATTGAGATTCAGAAATTTAAAGATAATGACGAAATAATTATCAAAGAAACAAAATATACTGTTATGGAAAGTAATCTAGGACTGACAGGAGAAAAAAGCAAATTAATTTTATTAAATAAATAGCAATGGCAGAGTTAGATCCAATTAAGCAAGTAGTACAAATTGATGTAAAAGAAACAGGAGTTGATGAAACTACATCTAGTGTAGGCAAATTAAACGCTACTATTTCAGAAACTAATGCTGTCAATAAAAAAACAGAGGAAGGATTTAAAACACTCAAAGTTCAACTTAGGGAAGCTATTGCATTACAACAAAAAATGTCTCAGCAATATGGCTCGACAAGTGCCGAAGCAATTAAGGCTACTAAAGCAGTTGCAGGAATAAAAGACGAGATAGGTTTTCAAAAAGATTTAGTAGATTCTTATAATCCTGACGATAAATTCCGTAAACTAACACAAACAGCTGGTATTGCAGCTCTTGCTTTAGGGGGTGTTAAAGATGGATTTACAGCATTAGGAATTGAAAGCGAAACTTTAGATAAAATAATAGGAAGCGCACAGGCTATACTTGGAGTTACAAGTGCGGTGGGCGGAATGTCAGATGCTTATGCAGTATTAACGGCAAACAAAAGAGCAAAGTCCGCAGCCGATGTTGTAGAAATAGGAACTACAGAAGCTTTAACAGTTGCGGAAGTGCAAGCCACAACAGCTACTTGGAGCTGGAACGCTGCATTGTTAGCCAATCCTATTGTGCTTATCACGGCTGGAATATTAGCGGCTGGAGCTGCTATTTACGCTTATGTAAAAATTACAAGTGATGCGGTTAAAGCAGAAGAAAAAGCGAAGGTTGCAAGTATGCAATTGTCACAGGCTATCGATCACCAAGCGAAAGCATTTGAAAATAATAATAAATTTGCTGAACGTGGTAATAAACACAAGATAGATTTATTAAGAGCGTCTGGAGCAAGTGAGGCGCAAATATATAAAGAGACAAAAGCACTAGCTGAACAAGAATTACAGCTTGCAAAGAACTTTAGAGCCGAAGCTATACTTGCGGAACAAAAAGCGTACGAAGCAAACAGAGATAATCCTACAGAATTTAACGCTGAAACATTAAAGAATGCAAAAGAGAATATAGAAAAAGCACGTGAAGCAGTAAGGGTTGGCTATGATGGTTTGATTGACTTGCAAAACAGTCACGAGATAGCCATGGCACAAGCTAAAACTGATGCTAGAAATAAAGCTATAGAAGAAGAAAAGGCACAAAGAGAAAAAGAAAGACAAGAAGCAAAGGACGCAAACGAAAAGAAATTAAAGGATGAATTAGATTATCAGAAATCATTAAAAGAAGGTTTAAATCAATTTCAAATAGATTCTTTTAATGCTGAGTTAGAGCAAAAAATATTACAAGATGAGCAAGAAATTGAGAGATTAACAAATATTACAGCTGTTGTAGATAAAATTGAAGAAGATTCTGCTAATAGACAAAAGGCTATTGATGAAGGTATGCTTTTGCAAAAAGAGCAAATCGAAAATGCAAAAATGAGCATTGCAGAAAAAGGGATTCAATTAATCGCAGGTATATTTGGTAAATCAAAAGCAATTCAAAAAGGCGCTATTATTGCTGAAAACGCAATAGGTATTGGAAAACAAGTTATCGCAAATAATACCGCAAACGCTGGAGCATTAGCAACACCTCAAGCAATTGCATCAAGTGGAGCTAGTGCAGTTCCTGTAATAGCCTTAAATAATATTTCAACAGGCATAGGAATAGCTTCTACAATAGCGGCAACAGCAAAAGCATTGAGCGCAGTAGGTGGAGGTGGCGCTTCGGGTGGAGGTTCGCAAACTGCAACTCCGAATAGGAACGTTGCACAAGTAGGATTTCAAGGCAGTAGCGAAAACCAAATCAGTACCGCAATAGCACAGCAACAAAAGACTCAGCCACCTATTCAAGCCTTTGTAGTTTCTCAGTCTTTAACAGACCAACAAGAATTAGATAGAAAAAAAGAATTAAATAATAGTTTTTAATTAAAAAAATTTTATATATTTGGTTTTATCTTTTTTTTTTAAATAAAGACTCGATTAAAAGAGAGCAACCGTTTAGACGCTGTAGTTTAGTGAAAGACTAAATCTTTAATAAACCGATTCATTAATTCGTATCGGTTTTTTATTTGTAAATTAATTTAATTATATTATAAATTGTAATATATTTTTCGTAATATTGTATTTAAATCGTGTGAAGATGCACGAAACCAAAATTTAGCCATTTTGAAAACAATACTAAAAGACTTAAAAAGCCTACTTGCTTAATTGTGAGTAGGCTTTTTGTCGTTATACGCCAATGAAAGTATTAAAATATAAATATAATCCAGAAAAGAAAGGCGTATTTCGTGTTTCTATTGTTAAAAATCCAGCAGTTGGAGAAGGCGATTTGGTTTTGATGGCTGATGTAGATTTCAAAGTAGGCGATTCGGTTTCTGTAAAAGAAGGCATGGAGCATATGCCTGAACACATAGGAATGATATTTACTATTGCTGAAATAGTAGGAAATACAATTGCATTAAAACAACCTGACGGAATAATTCATAAATGGTATATCGATGATGAATTGATTAAAAACGTCATTGAAATGTCTTCACAAGAAATCAAAGGAGTGTTTTATGCGCCTGTCATGATTCCTGATTTAAAGATACAGCGTATTAGTGATGATGGTGAAAAGTATATGGTGTATTACGATGCTGAAACAGTAGAACAGTTGATGCATAATTATATGAAGCAATGCGGAAACTCTAATACAAACATAGAACACAATACAGAAGGTATAGAAGGAGTTTATCCTGTTGAAAATTGGATAGTAAAAGACCCTGAAAATGATACGAGTAAGGCAGTTGGAATGCCAATACAAAAAAAAGGCACTTGGATTCAAGGTTATAAATGTGATAGCCCAGAAATACTAGAAAAAATAAAAAGTCAATTATTACAAGGTCTTTCAATAGAAGGACATTTAGATACAGAAGAAGATACGGATAGCCCGATCGCTAAATTTAATAAACATTTTATGAAAAAGACACCATTGGAATTTGCTAAACATCTAGCAAATGTAATTATGTCGGCTGTTTCGGATGAGGAAAAACCCGTTGAAGAAATAGTTGAAGAAAAAAAAGAAGAGGTTGAGGAAATGGCAGAAGAAATTCCTGCTGAGGAAATGCCATCCGAACCTTCGGAAATGGAAAAAGAGTTAGAAACTGCTAAAGCTACAATTGTAGAATTAGAAAAAAAGAATTCTGACTTAGAAGCTGAACTTGCAACCTATAAAAACGATGCTACTCTTATGAGTGCTCAATTGGAAGATGTGCAAAAAGCATTTGAAAGCTACAAGACAATTAAAATGTCTAGCCAAAAATTAGGAGACACTCCGAAAGAGGTTAAGGATTACGACAAGATGACTCCTTTAGAAAGGTTTAGAAATGGAAAATAAGAAAAAATTAAATCCATTCGAAGTTTCTTTAGTGGAATTTATTAAGTCAATTCCAGATAAGGTTTCGATAAAAGAATATATGAAAGGATATTCTGAGAACGAAATACAAGCAGTAGAAAGAGAAGTGGAAATTTACAACAAACTAAACAAAAAATAAAACATGGCAATTACTTACAACAAAGTAGATATTAGAGGCGTTGCAGCAGAGCCTATTATCGAAGAAATCTTATTTGAAAACAACACTATCAATCAAGGATTGGTAACTTTTGAAACAGACATTAAGGCAGAGACTGTTTTTACTGAAACAAATGCTACAGCAACATTTCAAGCGTACACTTGTGGAGTTCCTACATCTGCTGGGTCATTGACTGCATTTGATTCTGTAGTTACACCCGTTAAAGGATTATTCTATCAAGAATTTTGCCCAGACACTTTAAGGTTTTCTCGTTTCAAAAGAGACATGAAGCCCGGAGCATGGAATACCGCTAGTTCAGAATTTGAAAGAATTGTTATTGGGGGAATTTATGCAAAACAAATATCTTTAGCTTTAGAGCGTGAATTTTGGGTTGGTGTAAAAGCAGCGACTCAAACAGCAATCGCAGCATTAACTCCGGGAGCAGGACAGGCAGCGGTAGGAGCGGCAGAGCAAGCACAAGTAGCAGCTTTAACAGCTTCTCAGAATGATGGTATTTTAGCTAAAATGATTTATAACGATTCTAACGCAGCGCAAACAGCAGCATTGGGAACACGTGTAAAAGTAGCTGGAACAACTATTACAGCTTCAAACATCAAAGCTGAATACGATAAAATTTATGCGGCTATTCCAGCAGTAGTGTTGAATGGTACTGAGCAACCTTTAATATATGCTCCCTATAGCCATAAGCAATTAATCGTACAAGCTAACAATGTTACTACCGATTACACGAAACCATTTAACGCTAACGATTCAGCTACTGAAATTTATTTCAATGGATTGAAAATTGTTTTTGTTCCTCTTCCTGAAAAGGTAGTTATTGCAGCTTTGAAGTCTCACTTAGTTTGGGCTACTGATTTAGTAAGTGACATTAACACTATGAAAATAGATCAAATTGCTACTAACCGTGATGATATGTTCATTAAAAATGAAATGACTATTGCGTCTCACGTTGCAAATCAAAAATTCAACGTGTTATACGCTGGATAACATTAATCGGGGTAGCAATACCCCTTTAATACCATAAATATATGTGTACAATCGCACTTACAAAATCACGTAATCTTAATTGCGTAACTAAATTGGTTGGTATTAGAAGTATTTCTATTATCACTTACGATCCATTAAATAGGGTTGCTACTACATCAGGTGGAGTGGTGACACTTCCTGATTATATGCTTACGGCTACAGCTCCAGCAGGAGCAAAAATAGCACGTTTTGATGTTAAAAATACCACTACAAACTATAATGACACCTTGACTCAAAACATGGACACTCGTTCAGGTGGTCGAAAAGGTGAATTGTCTTTAGTTTTAGTTTCTGCTTCTGGATTAGATAATGTTACATTGGCAGAAGTTGTAGATCAAATTACTAAAACTGAGTTTGTCGGTTTCTTAGAAATGAAAAATGGAGATGTTTTTGCCATTGGTTCAGGTTTTGGTGCAATGATTCCAACTGTTGTTGATTCTACAGGAGGTCAAGCAGGAGATTTAAACGGTGTTACAATTACGATTGCGACAGACGAAGCAGAATCATTCCGTAAGTATTGGTTAACAGCACCAGCACTGGCTCAATTGTTAGCTTCTACAATGACTTACTAATAAGTAGTAATGAATTATAAATAAAAAGGCGGTTAATATCGCCTTTTTTAATAAAAATACAAATGAAAGTAGTTACAGAAGCTATTCCAATTATAAAAGTAGTCCCGAGATACTATCCAACATTAAGCGATGATTTATTAATTGAGTTTGAAAATGGAATGACTAACGATTTTATTTGGACTATTTCAAAAAACTTACTTATCATTACTTTTTCAGACACATCATTATTTGTACAAAGAGAAAATTATCCATTTACTATTTTTAACGGTGAAGATATAATTTATAAAGGGAAAATTATATTTCTAAAAAATGGTACTGATGTGCAAAATTACACTAACAATTCACAAGATAATAAAAGATGGCAGTAAAAGAATCAGAAAATGTATTTTCGATGTCTAATGATGTCGTAAAAATGTCAGCTTGGCAACCTATCGATATTGATCCTCAGTCTAGGAATATATATAATGCTATACTTAACGGAGAAAAAAACTCAAACTATAAAACATTACGTGACGCTTACGATGACAGTCCAACAAACCAAAGTATTATTAATTCATTCGTTAACTTTATGTATGCGGATGGATTAAAAAATATAGGTTCTGATTTAGATATTTCTAAATACTTAGATGAAGATACAGTTGAGCTTGTTTGTTTAGACGCAAAAATGTTAGGCGGTTTTGCTTTACAAGTGATTTGGAACGATAGCGATGCAGACAGACAAATATTAAAATTTGAATATGTGCCTATAGAAAATTTCGCAGTAGAGTTAGACAACTCAATTGTTAATCCAAAGGTTATTGGTTATTGGTATTCTTTTGATTGGTCAAGAGTTGGATTTAATACGCCTATTCAATGTAAAAAGTTTGACGGTACTTATCAAGGTGGAGTTGAAATAGTAATTATACAAAGAGTTACTAAAAATAAATTCTTCCCTTTGCCTGATTATTTTAGCGGAATTAATTATTGTGTTGCCGAGGGTTTTTTAGGACAAAACACAAAAACACATTTTCAGTTTGAAAATAAGATTACAACGGTAATAAATTTCAATGGAGGAAAACAATCTTCTGCAAGTGAAGAAGTTAAAAAGAAAAAAGCCGAAGCTATAAAAAAGGATTATACAGGCGGATCTCCAAAACATCATGTAGTTGTTTCTTATAATTCAGATGGATTAGACGCCACAACTATAGATCAAGTTGAGACCCCAAACATAAACCAACAAAATGTATTTTTTGCAGAAGAATGCGAACGCAAAATAATAGTAGCGCATTCAGCACCAAAGATATTGTTTAGCGGTTCGAATAATGCTTCTGGTTTTAGTTCTAATGCCGATGAAATTTTAGTAGCGACTAAAGAAATGTATCGCAGGAATATAAATCCTTTGCGAAAAGTAGTTTTAGATGGATTGACTAAATTGTTTAAATTAATTGATGTTAATGTAAAATTAGAATTTGTAGATTTTGAAGAGTTTAGACGAAAAGAAGATATTTCTGGAATTGATGCGCCTGTTGACGAGCTAAAAGCTAAAGCACAAGCTGAATTAAGCGCAACTGTTGGAGGGGCAAATCTAATACTAGACACTCAAAAATCATTTTCACAAGGATTAACTACATTCGAAAGCGCAATAGGGTTATTTATGCAATTCTTTGGAAAAACAAGAGATGAGGCAATTACTTTATTAGGGAGTCCAGAGCCCACACCAATTGAACCAGAAACACAAAATCCAGTATGATAACTAAACTATTTATAACAGCCGAAAACGTAAAAGAAACTACTTCTATAAGTAGCGGAACTGACAGCGATTCTATATCTCAGAAAATATATTATGCTCAAATTACGGATATAGTTAGGGTTTTAGGGCAGGATTTATATGATAAGATTTACACTGATTTACCAAATCTTACAGGTGATTACTTAATTATTTTTGATAAATATATAATTGATATGCACGTATTTTATACAGCACATTATTTTACATTATTCAACGAGGTTAAAAGTAGTAATGTTGGGAATACTATATTATCTCCTGAGCGTGGCACTCCTACTCAAAAAACGGTACAATTAGCAGAACAATATAAAAGTTTAGCTATATCGGTAGAAAATAATTTTCGTGCGTATATGGAAAAGTCAAGTATTACAGAATGGAACTATTGTAAAAAAGCAGAAGAGGCTACTAATTTTAATGACTTCTACTAATGGCACAACAACACATAAATTATAGTTTTCCTAACGATGGTTTAGGTGATGCTTTACGAGTTTTTGCAGTAAAACAAGAAAGTAATAATAATGAGCTTTACGCAAATAAGGTTGATAAAATTATAGGAAAAGGATTGTCTGATACTAATTTTACACAGCTAGAAAAAGATAAATTAGCAGGACTAGAAGAAGAAGGACAAGTTCAGTCTGATTTTGCAGAAGGTAATGTTCTTAGCAAAGCATATATATTGAACAAGCCAGAAAACGTATCTGATTTCTTTAATGACTTAGAATACGTTGAAGATGTGCAAGAGGCAGGAGGTTTTTTGAGATCGGCTGGAGAATGGGTTTCGCCTTTGGAAGTGTTTGCTCCTAAAATTATGGATGGATTTATTGGTGTAACAGTTGGATTTATTGTTGGTCAAACAGCATTTACACTACCAACAGGCGCAAAGTGTGTTGATGTATTTTTAGCACACACCAAACAATACAAAACGACTGATAATAATACTTCATTAGTCAATAGATGGTATCAAACAGGAGATATTGTTACAATTACCAAAAGTCCAGTACTAAACAATTACTTTTATCTCGAATATTTATTATAAATTTACAACATGAAAAAAATACTATTTCTTTTATTATGCACCGTTTCAATGTATGGTCAAGTTTCAACAGGACAGGAACAGGAGTTTGACTACGGGATTAAAAACAATTCTACTCAGACGGTAACTACACCAACTTATTTAGGTACAGTTGGAGCAGATGGAACTTATGGAAAAATATTACTTGCAGACCTTCAAGGTAAAAAAGCATTCCTTTCAACAGGTTTAATTAAAAACGGTCTAATATCAGCTAATGTAGACCCTACAAAATTTAATATTACAGCAGGAATAGGGATAATTTCAAACTTTGATGACCCTGAAAACCCTACAAGTACGATAATTAATTTCCCTGCTTTTACAGGGATTACGCCAACGTATTTACTTACAGGTACAATTACCTATGTAGCTATAAATAATGCCGCAGCAATAGTTATGCAAGCTACACCATTCACGCCAGAGCAAAGACGATCTTTAATTGTATTAGGTGCGGTTGTACATAGCAACTTAACGACTATAAATGTAATTAACAATATTTCAGCACCTTCAAACGCAAGTACAAACCAATTACACGACTTTATTGAAGCGGTTGGAGCATTGAACTTAACAGGGAATAAATACACTGCTAACGGAGCTAATTTACAGTTAGATAAAAGTGCAGGATTAATATTTAAATTAGGTTCAAACTTTGCAAATGATTGGAAAAACCCGCACGAATTAGCGCAGATATCAGGTACATCTTTAACGTTTAGATATAGAACGCAAAACGGTACAGAAGGAAGCGATAGGATAAATTTAGATCCTGCTTTGTATGATTTAAATAATGTGCTAACAGCAGTTCCAAATAACAAATTTACTATTCAAACAGTAACAATGTTTCAAAGTGGAGTTACTAGGATTCAATATGGTCAGACTGTTTACGATGATTTAGCCACTGCAAAAAACGCAGTATTTACAAGAAACTTTGTATTAGAACCTAACTCAAAAGAAAACGGAATTATTCGTGCTTATATAATAATGAAGAACACAACGACATCTTTACAAAATGTTGCGGACGCTGATATATTAGAAGCTCAGAAATTTGGAGGTGTTGCTTCTGGCGGTGTTGCTTTGACTTTAGCGAATATTGTTACAGCTTTAGGTTATACTCCAGAGAATGTGGCTAATAAAGATAATGGTACTTTAACCTCGTCCGCAACTACTTACCCTACTTCGGGGGCAGTTAAAGCCACTACAGATTATAACACAATAAATTCTAGCTATAATTTAAACCAAACGCAACAAAATAAATATAGATTATACGAAGCTCAAAAATTAATGTTAAATCCGCCCGTTTTAGCTACTCCAGTGCAAGATGGAACTACAACCATACCCTCAGCGGTATTGGTAAACGCAAGAGTAGTAGGAGTGCCAACGGCTTTAAATCCTCAGTTTTCTTATTATGATGGAGACATAAGAAGAGCTGACTATGTAGTAAGCACAAACACTTATTCAGGAGTCTTCCCGGATTTTGAATATGTAAAAAATGTAGCAGTAACAACCACAAATAGCTTTGGTAATTTGACAGTTGAATTCATGTTTGATGGTACTGCTATAGAATTAATAGAAAAAGGACAAGGTGGCAGACTTAAAATATCAATTGACGAAGGTAAGGGGTATCAGACTATAGGGAATTTAACAATTGCAGGAGGGGCTAGTAACGGTTCTAAATACTTAAGAAAAATAACATTTCCTGGCAGAGCTTTGAGAAAAATAAAAGTTCAGTATGAAGGAGTGTATTTTGGAGGAGCTTACATAGGTCCTAATGATGTTTTAAGCGCAGTAGTTAGAAGAGTTGGAAAAAAAGCTATATTTTTAGGAAACTCTTTTACTGAAGGTACTGGTACAAATACTGTATTTAACAATTACGCTTCTATTTGTTCTCAATTATTAGGTTGGGAATGTTGGAATAGTGGTTCAGGGGGGACTGGATATATTGCAACAGGACCAGCAGGAAGAGTTAAATTTCAAGATAGAGTTACGCACGATGTAATATCTTATAATCCTGATATAGTAGTTATTGAAGGAGGAACAAACGATACTGCGCAAGACCAAGTCACGTTAAGCACAGCTGTAAATCTATTGATTTCTACCGTAAAAACAGCTTTGCCGAGTTCTAAAATATACGTTTTAAGTAATTTTGCAGTGCAAGGAATAACAACTAATATAATTAACACTAGAAATACTATTAAAACAGCTTCGGCTTCCAACGGAGTTTATTTTATTGATAGCGTATCAGGTGCAACTTACGATATTACTGGAGCATTAGTAACGCAGGAAACAGGCTCTTGGATTACAGGAATAGGCAGCGTAACTAATATTCAAACAACAGGTAACGCATCTATTTATACCGCTACAGATGCAGGACATCCAAGTATTGAAGGGCATAGATATATAGGTGAAAGATTAGCAGGTGAAATTGTTAAATTAAATGGAATAGACGCTTTTAATACCGTTGGCAGTTCTACTATGGAGTTTCCTAGTATATTAGATTCTAGTTTATTACACACTACTGGAAACGAAACTAAAACAGGAGTTTTAACGCTCGCTCCTACAGTTTCTGCAACTTCATTACTTGCTAAGGGCGCAATTGTATCTCCATCTTTGACAGCAACAGCAAATAATGACGCATTAGTAGGTTTAGATATATCTCCAACTTTCACAAATGGAGCATTTACTGGGACGTCAAATAATATACTTAGAGCTAATTGGAATACTTCATTTTTCGCAATTAATGATTTAAGTCCGTCAAATACCGCTTTATATGCAGTTGCTCCTGCATCACAAACTATAAGCAGTTATTTTATAAGGTCTGACGCTTCTACTTCAGGTAATACGGCTATCAATACACCTTCAGTTTCTGGATTTATAGACATAAGACAAGGAAATACGGCTAAATTACGAATTATGCCTACTACAGGTAATGTTATTATTCAAAATGGAGGTACATTTACTGATTCTGGTTTTCGGTTAGATGTTAATGGCACAAGTAGATTTCAATCTACAATAACAATACCTACTGCTCCAACAACAAGCGCAGGAACGTATGATTTTTTAACAAGAAACACAAGCACTGGAGTTGTTGAAAAAATTACAAGTTCTTCAGCAGTTATTCTAACAACGACTAACCAAACAAAAACAGGACAATTAATAGTTACACCAGCAACTACGTCCTTAATAGCTTTGCAAGGAAATTCGACCTCTAATGTAGGCGTTTACGGGACTTCTGTTTCAGATACAGGTGTTTATGGTACGGGAATCGTAGGAGTTCAAGGAGTTTCTGCTGGTAATATAGGGGTTTATGGGACTTCAACATCTGGATTTGGTGTAAGAGGAGATTCAGGAAGTAATTACGGGGTTTATGGAAATTCAACTTCGGGAAGAGGGATAATAGGAGTTTCTGGTTCAGCAGAAGGCGTTTTTGCTCAATCTAACACTTCCACAGCCTTAGTAGCTCAAACGGCAACAGGAACTAAAATAGCTTCATTTCTATTAGGAGCAGTTGAAAAAGCGTCCGTTTTAGCTGGAGGAGAAGTTACAGGACTATCGTTTAAACCTTTTGTTTATACGGTTGCGACGCTTCCAAGTCCTCCAATTACAGGAATAGGAACTTACGCAACAGTATCAGACGCCTTAGCACCTTCATACATGGTTACAGTAGTGGGCGGAGGTTCGGTAGTAACGCCAGTTTTTTATAACGGTACAAATTGGGTTCCAGTTATGGCGGATTCAAGGCCTTATAAAGTCTATACGGCCTTACTTACGCAAACAGGATCAGGCGCACCAACAGTTACGGTGTTAGAAAATACAATTGGAGATATTGTTTGGACTAGATTATCTGCTGGACTATATAATGGAACTCTTACTGGAGCTTTTTTAGCGTCAAAAACAGCAGTATATCTCACTAACGGAGGGAATATAGCAACGCCTGCCATTTTTAATATCTATGCAGACACTGTAAATACTATATCATTAAAATCGATAGCATCACTCTCAGGAATGGTTGCAGATTCTTTAGTAAATACAGCAACTTTAGAAATAAGAGTATATAATTAACTTTAAATAAATAAATATGAAAAATTGGAGAACAACACTTGCTGGATTGATAGTTTCAGCACCATTTATGATTGACGCATTAATACAAGCTTATACTGCTGGGTATTTTACAG